TAGGTGCCGTTGCGGTTCTCGTACTTGTAGAAAATACGACACCGTGCTCTACTCAGCACTTCATTATATCTTTCTAAATTACCGTAAACAGTTACGGGAAACTCGTACAATGATTTGTTCATTTTGAGCCTCCTTACTGATTATTTAATGATTCCTCATTCTATAGCGTCTTGGGAGATTTCTCCTCAGTAGAAAGTTTTGGTCTTCCAACCTCACCTTCCCCGTTACCAGATTGCGTATAGGATGAAGCAAGCGGAATGAGTATTTCTTCTAGTTTAAGAGCATCATTTTCCAAATTTTTGAGATTGATTAAATCACGCTAAGACACACCGGCCGCTATCGCCGGAAGTAAGAAACTATAGCCGCTTTGTGCAAGCTTTAATGTGTCTTTTATATAATCAGATACATTATACCAACTTACTGGCAGAATTTCATATTTGAAACTCACATTCGTATTACTAAATAAGAAGTTAATAATAAAGGTTAAAAACCGTGAATACTTGTGTGCAAGTATCATCATTAAAGACATATCATTAGTAATAGATGTGGACAGCGCCTGAGTACCTGTCGGAGCAAAAATCTACTGACTCGCATTTGCTTTGGAGTATACATTCTATAAACTCTTTTCAAGCGCATTAGTACTGGCTTCGGATGAGGTCTTGGAAACTACGGCGTCGACATCTGCATAAGTGGTAAGAACACTAATGTTCTTGTTACCTTTCATCATGCCAACTGCACCGGCATGCATTTCTAAAGCTTCCTCTGGCTCAAATAATAATGCACCATCAGCTAAATGGGGTATCTTCTGAACAATGATTTTACGAATCTCTTCTAAATCTCTCTCCTTGTTGACATCTACGGCCACATCATAATCCATGACCGCGGGAATCACGTCTAAAAAGAGTGGACGGCAATCGTCAAAGAACGGGAAGCAGAAACCAACATCGGTCGGTATCTTGACCCATAAGGTTTTCACTTGTCCTTTCTTCCAACGCCGATAATGATCAGCAATAACTTTTGGATATACTTTTAAGGCTTGTTTTCTTACATCTTCATCTACTATTGACTCAAAGTAATCCACTCTGAACTCAACAATATCATTTCCATGTAAGTCTCTAAAATTGGAACGACAATATTCAGCAGGTAAGTCTAATAGAACAAAATCTGTCTTACTAATAGCTTGGATTACACCATAATAGCATCCACTAATTAGAGCACGTAAAGAGATTTGAGTTAACAATTCGGGTAAGAAAAACTTTTCAATATAATCTAATGCAGCAGTATACTTTTTGAAGACATAAGGGGTGGAGAGATCTGTACCTGCAATTGGATTAGGTATAAGAATGCCTACATACTTTAATATTGTTGCATAATAGATTATGATTCTCTTATAGAGATTGTCTCTTTCAAAGAATTGTCTTGAAAGGTTTTGCTATGCCTCGATTGAGCCTCTGTTGATGATTTCTTCAACTTCTTCTCTTGTATATTCTCTATAGCGGCGCTTTGAATAGTAATAATCCAGAGCATTATTCCATGACTTTTCGCTCTTTACTACCATATCGTCTATGGCTTTCTTAAACAGCGCTAATTCAGAAATTTCTACTTGCTCTGCCATTAATTTTGTCCTCCTGTAAAGAATATCAACTGACGTTTCTCACCAGTCTGGCGGCGACTTACTTTTTTGTAGTTCTCTTCTTCCAACTCTTTAATACGCCACAGGCCATAAGCAAATGCGGAGTATTTATCTTTTGGAAAACGAGCATTTATCTACTCTAAAACAATGTCTAAACCATTCTTTCTTAAACGCAGATTCGACATTTCTTCAAATAACTTTGTGGTCATTTCATGAGGCATCAGACGCTTAATGCGTTCTTCTGTCGTCATTTTTTGACCAACCTTCGTTGCCAGCAGCGCGGCCCGCGCATCTTGTTCACTTATCAAGAAGCGAACCATGCCACCATTTATTCGAGAATAAGCATTACCGTGGATTTTTGAATTTAAGGGGCCATTGGCCTTGAGTGAATAAAGGATTTGAGCTGCGTCTTTAGGCTGAATCTTTTTATAATCATCATTATTAAAGAAACCTAACGGCGCAAGCTCGCGGCCATCTTCGTCCAACTAGGAACGAATCATCTCGTCAGCCAAACCGATACCAAGGCCGTTTGTATCAATCACAACCTCACGAGGTGAGTAGATCTCTACCAGATGTTTTAAATCTATAGCCTATTGTGTAAATGTTTTACTCTCGGCTTGACGGCCAAGGACAAATAAATTAACAAGAGTTGAGTAATATTTATTATCTCGAATTGTCACACGCCAAATGCACGCAACAGTTTGGTCGTGCAGTCGACCGACGTCCACTGAAATTAAGTAGAATATATTTTTATCTCCTATAAATTTTTGACGCCACTCTGGATTTTTCAACTTTCTGTATTTCGTCAGCTTTGAAAAATCAAACCATGACTCATCACTGCCGCCGAGCCACATGCCGAGATACTCGGCCGCAAATGTCGTTTCATTATAGGCAGGAGATAACTTGAGACCCTTCACAAATGAAGGGGTAATAAGATTGTGTTGCATTGGAACTCGATAGTCGAGTCCAATGCAGAAAGCGGTCGATGGATCAATGATCGCTTTCTCAAAGGTGTCCATAAGTGCTTCATACGCATATGAGGCTTTTGTGCCAGCAGATGTGGCATAAATGACCTGGGTGTTTACTCTTTCGTATGGATTAACCGCACCATTATACATACGCCGCGATACGTTCATCTGCGGCAATATGATTTCCGCAATTGCATCCCCATCTTGGTCACGCGCCTCGTCTATTAGCGTCGCATGTGTACGCAAACCACGGTCTGAGTCCAGGGCGCCAACAACCGTAAGCCGCGATCCATTTTTAAAGTAAAGTTCAACATAATCTTTACCAAAGTTGGCGTGTACTCCATCGGAAGTACCTGGTTCTAACTCCTATTTCAGGAGCGGCCATATACGCCAAATTTCTTGAATCTTCTACTTACTAATCTTCGCGGCCTGGCTCTTGTTTGGCGCAACAATAGAGCCAACATGGTTTGGAAGGAAAACGCATTGTAAATACTTCGCTAATATCGAAAGAAAAGTTTTCGATGTAGCACGGGCCGCCGTGATATATATGGATGTATATCGCATGCAGGCCCGCAAGAAGATGCGTTGAAACGGAAAGAGTTTAAAGGTGGACTCCAGCGGCGTTATCAAATCCAGAAAAACATCTGGATACGCACTAAACAATTGAATACATTCTGCAATTAAATCTTCATTTCTTTCAAGGAAAGAAGGAGTGATAACCACACCTTTCTCTAACTCAATACCATCGTGATACAACTTGTCCGCTGTATTAAATTGAGCAGTATTGGGATCAAGTAACTATATAGCACTCATACGGCGCCTTCACCTTCTGGATCAAAGTCATCATCCTCATCAAGAATAAACGCTTCGTTCTGATATTCATCTTCATCGAAGTCCGGCTATACACCGTAGAAATTCTCATGCTCTAAATCATTGACCGCATTGAGAGCCTAAAGCCGCTGTGTAATTTCTTCGCCGATGCCGCCTTCATTTACGTAGAGTCTCTAATTATAGGACTCTATATTTTTGAGTGTCTCATCTATAACATCGCGCGTTACATCATCATAAAATTTATTAATCCGGCCATGCTTCTCTAACCAGTAAGCAACTTCAGCAAAAGAGTCGAAGTCAGTTGCGTTCTTTGTGTTCTTCGGCGTAAACTCAGCACTCTTAATAATTTTATCATAAGAGGACATAAATTTATCAACCTCTTTATCACCAGCACGGATACGATTATCGATCTCCAACGACAGCTTACACAGCTTCTACGCCTGGTCAATTTGCAGAGCGCCGCTGATATTCTGCGTATTGAGAAGGCCGCGATACAAGTCCTCCAGATGATTCAGTTCCTCATCTGCATAATTCTCGCCCCATTTGCGGCGAAGCTCCTTGTATCTCTGTTCTCTCACTTCCGGAATTTCTTCCTCTATCAAACCGACCTCTTTCAACTTCTTATACTATCTGTAATAATCACCCCAACCAAGCGAAATATAATCTTCCGACTGGAAGATTTTCGCATATGTCGGCCAAGTCTCCTACGGTAGAGTCATCTCACGAATCCTCTCCCATTCCTTTACAATAAAGGGTATTCCAGCCCACATACAGAGTCTGTCTACCACGTCCCAATTACCGTCCGCGGCATCTATTCTTTCGGCTATGCAAGCGTTGCACCACGGTAAGAATCCATCGACATAAAACTCACTGTGTGCGCGCGAAAACTGAGAGAGAGGTAAAGAACGTCCGCATCTCTCACAGCGCTTCGGCGTGCTGGATGAAGATGGATTAGGAATC